ACGACCTTGGCGCGACTGACGACCGCTTTCGCCAGTTCTCTCGACATGCCCCCTGCATCCCGCAGGAAGTACTCGAAATCCTTGATGCTGGTGATTTGCTCCAGCCCTTCCGTCTTCACGCTGTCGATGTCGATGCGCGCGGCGCCGTCTGCCGGGAAGGTGACGATCGACACCTCGGCCAGTCGTGACACGCGCTTGATGATGCGGGTGCCGTCGTCCATGTGCTCGAAGTCCTCGGCCTTCAGCATGTAGCCGATTGAAAGCCCGTCGACGGTGCCGTGCTTGAGCGCGGCGCGCGCTTCCTCGGCGCGGGCCATGCCGGGGGTGAACTCGCCCTCGACCCACAGGCCCTTGTCGTCTTCCTTCACCGTCGTCCACTTGCCGACCGGCAGCGCGTAGGAGTCGTGCTGGACGAACATCTTCGGCTTGCCGTGCTTGCGCAGGGTGTGCTCGTAGGCGCCCTTGAGGATGGTGTCACCGTAGGAATCGACCCCGCCGAAAACCGAGGCGTAGCCGGCAAACGTCGCGCCGTCGCCTTCGGCCTTGATCTGGCAGTCGTCGAGCTTGAGGGTTTTCTGTAGCAGCATGGGTCAGGCTCCCTTGTTGGGATTCGGCAGGTTGTGCAGTTCGACCAGGTTGGACTGGACGGTGATCTTGTCGCCGCCGGCGACGGGCGGCATGTTCTCGAGCTGGCGCGCTTCGTTGCGGGTGAAGACGCCGTTCTGCAGCATCTTCGAGTAGACCTCGGCGCGGTCCTTGATGTTGACGCGCAGCAGGCCGTCGAAGTTGAACTCGACGGTGTAGCGGGCGCGCTGCGCGGGGGTGAGCACGCGCTTGGAGACGGCCTGCTCGATGCCGACCAGGATCGGGCGCACGGTGAACTTGTAGAAGCCCTCGACGATCTGCTCGATGCCGCTGCCCCAGGTGGTGACGTTGGAGTGGCCGATCATCACGGGCGGGACGCCGAACCAGCGGGCGATCTCCTCGACGCCGAACTGGCGGGTCTCGAGCAGCTGCATGTCCTCGGGCGACAGGCTCAGCTGCTGGTATTTCATGTTTGCTTCCAGCACGAACAGGCGGCTGGTGTTGCCTGCCTGCATCTCGGCGAAGTTGGCGCGGATCGCGTCGCGCTGCGCCGGCGAGAGCACGTTGTCTACCATGAGCACGCCGGTGGGCTTGCCGTTGCTGGAGAACAGCTTGTTGGCGGCGGCGGTGCTGTTGGCGACCTCGCTGGTGGTGGCGCGCATGTAGTCGAGCCGCGACAGGCCCATGGTGCCGTTGCCCATGCCCTTGATGTGCAGGACGCTGTCGGCCGCGAGCGCGACCATGTCGTTGCCGACGCGGTATAGATAGACGGCTTCATTGCCGATGATCTGCACTTCGACCTGGTCTGCGGCCATTGGCCACAGGGCGAACGCCTCACCATTGAGGCCACGGTCGATGCGGGCGTAGGCGTTGTTGCGCAGCGCGAGGTTGACCAGCATGGCGGTCCAGAACTCGGCCGAGGTCATGCGGCTGTTTGGGCTGGTGTGCAGCAGCGCCCACAGGCTGGAGTCGCGCGCGATGCTGCGCATGCCGTTCATGGCGTTCTCGTACACCAGCAGCGGCAGGGTGCCGATGGTGTTGGCGATGACCGAGGCGCACGCCCACACGGCGCTGATCTGCAGGGCGTTGTCGATGGTGACTGGCTGGGTGCCGTCGACCATGGACGTGGCCGGGCCGCTCGTCTGTTTGCCAGCCGAGTCGGCGAGCGCGCGCCCGCCGAACAGGCCGGTAAACCACGAGGTGAGGATATTCATGCGGCGATCGGGTTGTAGAGGAATTCGTTGATGTCGGGTTTCTCTTCCTGCGCCATGGCGCGCCCGGCTGCCATGACGGCGGCGACGATGCCGTCGACGCGGCCGGTGGCGCGCTCCTTGGCGACCTTGCGGTTGCCGGCCGGGTCGCTGACGACGACGGCGTTTGCTGCGTTCCAGGTCATGACGGGGTTGCCGTCGTGCTTCAGGGTGCCGCCGAGGAGCATGCGCTCGAACTCGTCGACCGCCGGGGCCATGGACTTGAAGCCCTGGCGGAACGGGACGAGGCTCGGCATGGCGAGGCCTTCCTGCTGGATGAGCATCAGCAGGTCGGCGATGCGCCATTCGTCGTAGGCGATCTCCTGCACGTCGTAGCGGCTGACGATGCGGGCGAGCTCGTGCAGGACGGCGAGTTTGTCGATCGCGCGGCCTGGCAGTGCGTTCAGGTGTCCGGCTTCGCGCCAGGCGATGTACGGGACGCGGTCTTTCGCGGCCTTGTCGTGCAGGCCGTCACCGGGCAGCCAGAAGCGCGGCACGAGCCGCCAGTGCGGGTCGGACTCGGTTGGCTCGAACAGCAGCACGAGCGCGGTCAAGTCCTGCGTGCTGGAGAGGTCGAGCCCGCCCCAGCAGCGGCGGCCGTACAGCAGCGCCTGGTCGAAATCAGGCTCGGGAGCGGCGGCGAACCAGACGTCTCCGCCGATCCACGGCGCCTCTGCTTCGACCCACTGGCAGAAGTTGAGCCGGCGGACGATCGATTCCTTGCCTGGCATGCCGCGCGCCTGGGTGACCTGCTCGCGCAGGTACTTGAGTCCTGGCAGGCCGTGCGCGAGGCTGGGGTTTGCCTTGTGCCAGCAGCGCTCGTCCTTGAACGGGTCGTCTTTCTCGTCGAGCGCGCAGATGTAGGCGAAGAAGCTGTCGTCCTCGATCTGCTGCGCGGCGACTTTGGCGCCGTAGTCGTGATAGTCCCAGCAGACGGTGCGCTTGTCGGTGCCGCTGTTGGTGATGCCGAAGAGCAGCGGCTGGCGCCGGCTTTTCTGGCCAGCCTTGAGCATTTCGACGACGTAGCCTGTCTTGTGCTCGTGGATCTCGTCGAGCAGGCTGATGTGCGGGCGCGGGCCAGATTGCCCGTCGTCTGCGCTGATCGGCCTGAAGAAGCTGCCGCTCGCGTGGTATGCGAGGTTCCACGCGTTTTCGCCGACTCCGGATTTGACCAGGCGCGCGGCCAGCTCGGGCGAGAGGTCGCGCATGGCGACGGCGTCGCGGAAGAGGATCATGGCTTGATCCTTCTTCGTGGCGGCGGCGTACACCTCGGCGCGCGGCTCGCCGTCTGCGGTGAGGCCATAGAGGCCGACGCCGGCGGCAAGCGGAGACTTCCCTGAGCCCTTGGCGGTCTCGACGTAAGCAGAACGAAAACGCCGGTAGCCCGCGGCGTCGACCCAGCCGAAGACGCTGCCGACAATGAACGCTTCCCAGTCGATCAACTCGAACGGGATCCCCTCGTACTCGCCGCCGTTGAGCCGCAGCACGTCACGGTAGAAACCGATTGCGCGCTCGACCTTTTCGAGGTCGAAAAAAAACCCCCTGGCGGGGGCTGATTCGAGGTCGGCGAGGTGCCGCTTGCAGGCGTCCCGCACATGCGGCCCTGCGATGGTCTTGCCGTTTACGACGGCCCGCGCGTAGCGGGTGACGGGGTCACGAGAAGTAGTTTTTACCAGCCGAGGCTTGGCCATGGCCGAATAGGTCGTCCTGCGGGTTGATGGCGATGCGGCTGCGCGCTGCCGGGGTGAGGCCGAACTGCTGGAAGATTCCCATCGCCTGCTTGTACGTCATCGACTGCACGATCAGCCACGGGTTGACGTGCTCGCCGACAGCGACCGGCTGGCCAAGCTCGGTTTCCTTGTGCTGCGCCTTGACCAGGTCGTCGCCAACCTGGCCAACGCTGCGGCGGTACTGCGCGATCGCAACACAGCCCATCGCCAACGCCTGCACGTCCAGCTCGGTCAGCACCTTGGCGGCGCGCAGCTTCGGCGCCAGTTCGTTCCACACCGCGGCGGCTGCAGGTGCCAGCCAGGCTGGCGGCGTCAGGTCGTTGAGGTAGGCCGGATCAGGCTCGCTCGAGTTGATCGCGCGCTTGCCCTTGTTGCCCTCGACCAGCTTCAACGCGGTCGGCTTCGGCGGTCGTCCTGCTGCCATCTCATGAATCCTCTTTGACCCCCACCCCTACGAATTCCGCGGCCCTGCGAAAAAGGATCACTCGCCGGTCTATGGGCGGCAGGTTTTGGACTTTGGGACCGCCCTACCCTACACGTTCCAGTGGTGGTGTTTGTCTATCGGTACGCCGTCGATGTTGCACCCGACTTCTGTGCCTGACTTCTCGAGGCGCTGCTTGTGTCTGTCATGGCATGGCTTGCATAGCGACTGCCAGTTGTTGCTATCCCAGAACAGCGCGTTGTCTCCGCGATGCGGAACCTTGTGGTCGACGACCGTGGCCGCCGTTACCCTGCCCTGCCCCTGGCACATCACGCACAGCGGATGCTTCTTCAGGTAGGCAGCGCGTGCCTTTTGCCATCTGTTGCCGTATCCACGGGCGGATGAGCTTGCCCGTTCATCGCTTGCCACAGCAATCCCTCGAGCTGATGACAGAAACAAAAAACCCGCCATCGGCGGGTTGTGTGGTGACAGCTATTCTCAGCGTACCGTGTTTTTATACAAAGTGTCGGAGCCTGTCAACTGGTTTTTTTCCTCATCGCCAATCTGCATGAATTCCATGATCCTCACATGCGCCTGGTGGATGCGCGAATACAGCGTGTCACGATGGCAGTGCAGCGCCTTAGCGTGAGTATCGGCTGTTCCGGCCCGCAGGTAGAACTGCTCAACCGCTGACTTCAGGCAGGGCTCAAGGTGCTGCACCGCACGCTCAACACTCCATGCCTCCTCGTTCTCGATCGGCGCGCGCCATTCGCTTGTGCTCGGCGTCAGCCGCATGAAGGCGCACTGACCTGGATACCCAAGCCCGACCACCTTGCGGCCTGTAGCCACCCAGTCAGCCCATTGGTTCAGCTTCGCATTGATGTGCAGAATCATTGTTTCCCCTGTTGCCCCGTCATTGAATTCATTCTGCGGATTCCCTCCGCCAGGCCCGCCAGCCAGCACGCCCAGCACGCGACGATCTCCGGATCGCCCTTGTCCACCGCCTCCTTCACGCCACGGTCGGCCTCGTCCAGGTCGGCCTCTGACCAGCCCTCTGCATCCCGCCACCAGCGCCGGACCGTCACGTAATCGGCCCGCATCGTGTCCAGATTCATCGATTCGCCCCAAGAGGTTGGGAGGTTGGACGGCAGGTTAGACGGCTGAAACCCGCGCCAATGCTTGATCTGTCCAACCTCCTAACCTCGTCTAACGTAAATATGAGTGTGTGCACGCGTGCGTGCGTGCGTGCGCGCACCTGCACACGTGCTCGCGGGTGCGCATACGCACGTATGTGCGCGGGGAAAGGTAGGACGAGGTTGGGAGGTTGGACGGATGCACTATCCATGCGGGTTTCAGCCGTCCAACCTTTTCCGGCGCGTCCAACCTTAGGTTGGACGGATCGCACCGATCCCTGGTCAAAACGGCGCACGATCACCCCCATGCGACGAAGTTTCAGCGCCGGAATTCCACCCATCCGGACGCTGGTAGTAGTACTCGCGATCCCCACCTGTCTCGCGTTTCTTGATCCATCCGAGCCGCTTCATCGCGATCCCGACGCGCGTGCTCATCTGGCGCGCGGAATCGATCTTTCCTGGCTCGATCTTCAGGCAGTCTGTGAGGATGTCGTTTGCCATCACCCGGTCATTCAGAGAGCCGCGCAGGTACTTGGCGATCATCGACTGCCATGGGTCCGCGATCTCGCGGTCGGACTGCTCAGGCTCGAACAGGCGCTGCTGCTCATCGCGCGTCGGGTGCCAACGCGCCCCCTGGTGGTAGAGCGCAACCGCCTCGGCGAACAGCTGGTCACGCGCGGCGGACAGGCCGTCCAGATCGATCCTTCCGGCCTCCTCGATCCGCCACGGCCAGTAGCGCGTGTTGCCGGTCTGGTCCTTGAAGTATTCGTCCTGGTTGGTCGTGCCGAAGAACACAGTCTGCCGCGGCCACTCCTTCGGTGCGCGGTCATACGGGGCCCGGAAGCGGTCCTCCTGGCTCGATATGAAAGCCTTGATGCGTGTCGACTCGGCGCGGTTGAATGCATCCAGCTCGGCGATCTCATAGAGCCAGCGGCCCTGAATCAGCTGGTACGCATCCTTGTTGTTGAGATCGATAGGCGTGTCGCCAAACCACTGCCCGCCGAGGATGCGCAGCGCAGTCGACTTGCCACGGAACTGCTGTCCCTCGAGGATCGGCATCGACCGCATCGGGCAGCCAGGTCGGAAGATGCGCGCCACCATGCCGATCAGGAAAAATTCCCCGGCAAGCGTCGTGTAATCCATCTTCTTCACGCCCAGATAGGTCGTAAGCCAGTCTCCGGCGCGCCGCTTTCCGTCCCATTCAAGCCCGTCGAGATACTCACGCACCGGGTGGCAACGCGACTCGCGCGCCGCCCAGCCCACCGACGCAGCCAGATTACCCGTGCTCTGCACGATCAGCCGTTCCTGTTGCGCGAGCCACAGGCCAAGGCGCAAATCGTCGTCTTCGCCCCACTCCGCCCCCGAGACGAAATCCGCCCCAGACTCCCACGGCGCAGGCCTGCGCTTGACTATCTTGCGGGCGAATTCGTCCGCCCACAGCACGCCTCGCCACTCCGGGTGATGCCGCAGCATCAGGTAAATGTTCTCGCGGCAATCGATCAGCTTGCCGTCCTTACGCAGCAGCTCACGCCGCCACGAACGACCCCAGCCGCCTTCGTCCCCGTCGCCCGCGCCAGCCGGCGGGGCGTCAAAGTGCCCACCGTCAGCTGGAGGAAGGCCTTCCTCCCCCTTCCAGGCTTGCGCCAGGCGCACGACATTCGCGCGGATGAAGTCGGCCAGCGCAGAACCCGTCAGCCCTTCGGCTACCGCGTCCGCGATGTCCCAGCCGTCCGGCTTTTCGCCTGGCGCCGGGATCCTCACGTTCCACACGTCGCAGCCGTTCTCCAGCAGCAGATCGGCCACCTGCGCCATCGTCTTCACGCCTGGCTGGTCGGCTTCGTCCAGCAGCGGCTTCGCCGCCTGGGCCGCTTCAATCGATTCCTTGATCGCCTTCGCATCGAGGCCTGCAGCCTCGCCAGTCGCCGTCAATTCGTCCTTTTCCGACTTCGTCAGCGGCACCCGCTTCGCATCGCAGTCAGCCCACACGATCACCTTGCGGCCGTAGAGCGGCGAGAAGTCCGCCTTCTTCACCGCCTTGCCGCCACCCGGCCAGCTCGCCACCGCCAGATCAGGCAGTTGCTCATGGCCAGCGTCCGCGCATTTCTCGCCCTCCACCAGCAGCACCGTCGCCGCCGGCTTCGCAGCCAGGCGATCCAGACCGTAGAGCGGGCGCGGCTCTGGGAATGACATCCAGTGCCACTTTTCCAGCCCCGACTCGCCATTGCGGCACCACGACAGCGGCAGCGTCTCCTTGCCGCCGTTGCTCGTCCGGAACCGGTACACGTAGCCCAGCACCGCACCCGTCGTGTCGCGGTACGTCCACACCATCTCCGGCGCACCGCGCACCACGTGCGCCCGGGGCGGCTCAGGCGCATCGGCCGGGGCTGGCAGCAGCGGCGTCCAGGGCGACTCCTTCTTCTCCCGATCAACTGCCCTGCGCATCGGCGCCGTGCCCGTATCGACCAGATCGCCGCCCAGCGCCTTGCACGCGTCGACGAACGGCAGCCCCTGGTACTTCTGCACGAACTTGATCGCGTCGCCGTTCTCCCCGCAGCCGAAGCAGTGGTAGATCTGCTTCGCCGGGCTCACCTTGAACGACGGCGTCGATTCGGTATGGAAAGGGCAGCACGCCTCGAACTCGGCGCCGCTCTTTTTCAGCGGAACAAAGCGGTCGATCACCGACACGATGTCGACCTTGCTTAGCAGCGCGGCTGTATCGATCTTGTCCTGCACCCCGTCCCCTTGGTCTGTTCTTTTGGTTGCTGCCAGCCGCCCGATCAGGGCAGGCCGTGCTTGTCTCTACAGCGTGCGCACACGCCGTTGATCAGGCGAGCCGACTCCTCCCAGCACCGCTCGCATTCACCCGCAACACCAGGCGGCGGCTCATACGGCTCAACCGGCCGCGCCAGATCGCGCAACTCCTGCTCGCGCTCCAGGCGGTCCTGCGTCTGGTCGAAAACGTCGGCCATCGCCTCAGTCCTCCGCGATCTGCTCAGCACGCGCCAGAAGCTCCTCGCCGGCGGCGAAGAACTCGAGCATCTGCGTGCGGATGTCCGCCAGCTCACTGCGCGAAATCCCCCGGCCATCCGCCAGCGCCTTGTGAAACTCGCGCGACACATCGCCCAGCTCGCTCATCATCTTCGTGTACGTCTCCAGCAGCGCAGAGTCCGACACAACCACCGCATCCACACGCGGGATCGGCGGCAGATATCCAAGCTCCTCGTTCATCGCCCGGCACACCCGGTGGTCGTCAGTCACCACCTGAATGCGCATCACCTCAGCCAGCGTCAGGTGATTGCCGTCGTTGTTCGGGTTGATCTTGTTGCGCAACACCGCCGGCTTGATTGCCACCCGCGGCCCAAGGCTCTCAGATCCGCCCGGGTAGTCGTGCACAGTCAGCTTCGCCGCATCCATCACGTTCATTTCATATCCTCACGAATGGTGACGCCGCATCCATCCCCGCCTATCGTGTCCACATGGACACCAAAAAAAAGCCCCGAGCCGAAGCCCGTGGAGGCCATGACGCCTTGATCAGGACGGAGGAGATAGCTATGGGCAGACAACCCGCCTGCCAGGGGAGAAACAACGGGAGAAACGCCAGATGCGCTGCCGGCTGAAACAAGGCCCGATCGCGGTGAAGACCACGCTGCGCAGGAAATCATGCGTTTCCATCCTGGCGGCGGTCATCCACCCGCCGGTCACCGTCGCGCGGCTCGCCAAACTCGCCGAACGGCGCGCCCGGGTCCCGACGGTCGCCATCCTGGCGGCGATCGGCCCCGCTGCGCGGCTCGCCGAACTCGCCGAATTCGGATGGGGCATGCGTCTGCACGGCATTAGCCTTAGGTATCGTGACACGCGCTTCACCTTCGCCTTTCGGCAGCGCATCTCCGGGGTTCGGATACAGGTCTGGCCGAACGTCATGTGGTGTGCAGCGCCATTCCGTTGCTGCGCATACCGCAATCACCCGTTCCGACGGCACTGTCTTCCACTGCGAAACCGCTCCGCGGCTCAATCCAAGCACTCTTCCGAGCTTTATTGGGCCGCCAGCAAGCGAAACAATCTCTCTGATATCCATGGAGCAAGTCTAGCGATGCTATACAACAGATGTCAAGTAGTTCTAGACCATTTTGGTTTAGGTATCCTGTACTCTTCGCATATGAGTATCGGGAGCCGACTGCGACAACTTCGCACCTCCAAGAAGATGAGCCAGGAGCGGTTCGGCGATCTATGCGGCGTGACAAAGGGCATGGTCTCTCAATGGGAACTTGATATCGTCACCCCACCAACCGATCGCCTGATCGAGCTGCACAAGCACATGGATTTCTCTTTCGACTGGCTTTTGAACGGAGAAAGCAAGGCGACTACATACGTCACCAGCGACCCGAAGCTGGTGGCGATCCTGCGGGCGCTGGAGCCCCAGGCGGAATACGTCAAGGACGCCGCCGCATCGGCGGTGCTTACGACTTGTGAACTCGCCGAGCGAGCCAAGGCCAACGGCACCGGCACGGACGGCTAAGATTCTGCAGTTCTCGAAACAACATAAAAGGGAGAGGATGTAATGCGCAATTCGTTGTTGGCCGCCATGGCCTTTCTCATCGTCCCGGCCACAGCAAACGCCGTCGACTACCTGACCGAGGTCGTCAGCGACGTGCAGCAGGCTCCTGGCATGAGCGCGACGCAGATCGTCGACCGCGCCCAGAACTGCATCAAGTCAACCAGCGGCAACGCTTCTGAACACGTCAACCCAACCGTCGACGGTGACACCGTCTACGCGATCGTGCGGGGCTCCCACACCACCATGCCGCTCGTCTCCGTCGTAACGCGCTCTCGTTTGAGTGTTGTGGCGCGCGAAGGACGATTCAAGGTCGCCCACACAGACATCGAAATCCTCGATAACAAGTACGGCAACCATCAGGTCATCAAGCAGTGGGGAACCGGCTGGCAAAAAACAGAGGCCGCCCTCTCCGTATGGGCTACAGAGGTCGCTTCCTGCATTGTCACGACGCCAGAAGTTGCGGGCGGCGAGTGGTGATCACACCATGACCAACAAACTCGACGCCTTCGACACCCGCATGGACGTTCTCAACCGCGCCGGCGCACCCGGCAGCGAGATCGACGCCGCCGTTCGCGTATATGAGCGCCTTCGCACTGCCAAGGCCGCCTGCATCGCCGAGTTCGGCGAGCAGCCCCCCATCGAGGCTGTGCTCGCCATATTCCGTCAGCTTTGCGTGGAAGCGTAGACCGGGCACGGCATCCGTTCGACCGCCGTGTAAGGCCGGCGAATCTCCCCAGCCCCACCGCACCCTGCGCAGCCAACGACCCCTCTCAGGCTTTCGTAGTCCACCGAGCCAGGAACCTCTACCTGGCTCAGATGCAGCGCATCCGGCTCGACCAGATCGCCAGGCTTCCATTCCTCAATAACCCGCCCCACCCCGAAGTGAGCCGCCAGCGCCTGCGCATGGCGCGTCTTGCCGCATCCCTGCGGCCCGTGAACGATTACCCCGTGCGGCACAGCGCCGACCGCCTGCTTTTCCTGATCCATTCCTGACTCCTTTTTGAACTCGCCCACGTCGGGCGCGGCTTCATTATAAGCACAATGTCTAGTTGTGCTTGACTATTATTGTATAGCCGCCCTATACTTCAATCACCCCGGAGCCGCGCGCCCAGTGCGCACCCCAAGCGGCAGACGTGCAGGGCCCAACCCCTGCCGACGGTCTGGAAACAGGCTGTGAGCGTCACGAAGACGCAGGGTGCAGCAGGGGATAGCAGCAACGAACGCCGCGACGCGGCACACAGGGAGGCAGGCATGCAGCAGATGACACTCACCGAGCAAACCCTCGCCCGCATCTGGCGCGAGCACGAAAAGACAGGCGACTGGATCGAATGCGCCTCCGCGATGAAGCGCATCGCATCCATCCTCATCGAGCAGGGCTGCAACAACTGCGCAGTCAAGCTCTTCATGGCCGCAGCCGACATGGCGCTGGCACGCCTGGCCTACGACATCCAGTTCAGGGAGGCCGCATGAACACCTACCGCAACGACCTGCTGCGCGTCGCCACGCGGCGCCTCGACCGTGAGGCGGCTGCCGAACGCGGGCTGCGCATCGCGCTGGTGGTCTTCATCTTCGCCGTGTTCGTCATGGCGCAGGCAACGGCATGAGCATCGTCGACATCGAAACCGTCCAGGCCCACCTGCGCGAGATTCCGCGCGGGCTGCGTTACATCGATGCGCTCTGGGCCGCGGCGCTCGAGGCGCAATCGGTCCGCAAGTGGGCCGAAGTCGACCTCTATCTGAGCGGTGCGATCGATGCCATCGGCCCAGACCATCCGCAGATCGACGACTACCGGACGCTCCGCCACCTGAGCCACATGCACATCGAGTGCATCATCCGCGGAGACCGGCCATGACCCATTTCGCACTCTCGGCCGGCTCGCAGTGGCGCCAGGCCTGACCAATTCACGGGACGCCTGCCCCACCGAGCCAGGCAAAGCATAGGGAGCACCCATGTCCGCAAGACCCATCACCGACACCCTCCGCCACATCGGCGGCGGCGTGTTCATCGACATCGCCAGCGACAAGCTGGCCGAGCTGGTGGCGGCCGTCGATTCGTCCGGCAAGTCCGGCCGCATCGACCTCACCATCAGCGTCAAGAAAGCCACCCGAGGCGGCGCCATGCACATCACCGGCAAGGTCAAGCTCACCAAGCCGGCCGACGAGCCCATGGAAGCCATGCTCTTCGCCACCCCCGAGGGCAACCTGGTCGCCGACGACCCGCACCAGCAGAAGCTCGAGCTCAAGAGCGTCGCCTCCGCCACCGAGGCTGCGCCCGCCCATCTGAAAACCGCCTAAAGGACCCCCATGGAACTGCAAAGCCAACAAACCGAGAACCTCGCCGAGACGCTTGCGCGCGAACTGAAAGAGCCAGTCGAGATCGGCAGCGAGCCGCTCCTGTACGTCAAGCGCATCGCCCTGCCGCCCGGCTGGAAACTCGAAGAGCGCGACGAAGAGAAGCTGCTCGAGGCCCCGCGCCGCAAGCGCGCCACCGTCGAGCTGCGCGAGGCCGACAGCTTCGTCGACTACATGAAGCGACACGGCTCCATCGGCGACAGCACCATCTGGTGCGTGGCCGACTACAAGAAGGGCAACGTCAAGTTCACCGGCATCCTCAACGACCACGGCGAAAGCGAAGATGCAACCGCCTGGCGCGATCACACCGCGGAGTTTTCCCCCGAATTTTCCGAAGAATGGACCCGCTGGAACAGCATGCACGGGAAGCCGTTCAGCCAGCTCGACTTCGCCTCGTTCATCGAAGACAACCTCAAGGACATCGCCAGCGTCGAAGGCAGCCCCACCGGGTCGCAGATGCTCGAAATGGCGCTGACCTTCGAGGCCAACCAGGACATGCGATTCAAGAGCGCAATCCGCCTGCAGAACGGCGGTGTGCAGATGAGCTTCGTGCAGGACGACGACGCCCAGACGCTGCAGAAAATGCAGGTCTTCGACCGCTTCTCGCTCGGCATGCAGGTGTTCTGGAATGGCGAGGCCTACCGCCTCGACGCCCGGCTGCGCTACCGCGTGCGCGACGGCAAGCTCACCTTCTGGTTCGAACTCATCCGCCAGGACAAGGTGCTCGAAGACGCCACCAAGACCCTGATCGGCCAGATCCGGGAAAAGACCGGCACGCCCTTCTTCTTCGGCAACCCGTTCGCGCAACGATGAACTGGCCGGACCTCATCAACGGCAGCTTCGAACTCGTAGGCGCCGCCTTCACATGGCGCAACGCCGTCGAGCTCTGGCGAGCGCGCGAGTTTCGCGGCGTCTACTGGCCGACCGCAGCGTTCTTTGCCGTGTGGGGTCTGTGGAACCTCGTTTACTACCCGGCCCTTGGCCAATGGTTCAGCCTTGCCGGCGGCGTCCTGCTCGTCGCCGGCAACCTGGCATGGGTCGCCATGGCCTTCCGAATCACGATCAGCGGAGCGACGATCAAATGACAACCGCACGCCACCACGCGTCACCCAACAAATGGGCCGGAATGAGCGCCGCCGAGGCCTTCCACATCATCGAGAGACAGGCGGGCTCATGGGATGAAGCCGGCGCCATGATGACTGAGTGGGCCTTGGCCAACCAGCCGCAGACGGTCAGCACCTACAACGTCACCCTCTCCGACCTGCAGCTCTTCGCCGACGCCGCCTGCGAGCTCGACGCCTACAAGGACACCTTGGCCGCCAAGCCAGCCGAGCGCGCGCGCATCATGGAAATGCTCGAGCGCGTGCACGACACCGTCGAGCGCGCCGCCGGCGGCGACGCCAACCTCATCTACTGCCCCGACGACAGCCACCTGGTGTGCGTCGAAGAAGGAGCGGCGCTTTGAGGAAGCGCTCCAAATACCGCCCCTACCGCGTCGACCGCAGCGCCTGGGCTCACGCCGTGGGAATGCAGCAGCAGCTCACCGACGACCAGCTCACCGACCTCGGCATGGCCGTGCATACCTGCATCGAGCGGCTGCGCACCGGCCACGGCATCGAGCTCGACTGGCACACCCTCGCCGCCGCGGTGAACGTCAGCCTGGTGCTGTGCGAGCGCGGCGTCGGCGGCGAGCACCTCGACGCCATCAAGGCCGCGCAGGACGCACTGATCGACATCCTCGAGCGCCAGCGCCGCACCGGCCGCTGGGCGTTCACCGGCGCCGCCTATACCGCGCTCGCCCACGCAGTCGCCATCCACGAAGCCCAGCTCGCCGCCATCACCCGCGACGGCGCCCGCGCCGCCATGCTCGAAGTGCGCCGCCGGGTCGAGCGCGGCGAGACGCTGAACCAGGTGCCGGCATGAAGCACTGGACACCCGAAGAAGACGCCACGCTGCGCGCGCTGTATTCGACCACGTCGGCCGGCGAGATCGCGCGCCGTATCGGGCGCACCCGCCCAGCAGTCAAAAACCGCGTCAACCAGCTAGGCCTCAAGAAGCCAGACGACGCCACCAACAGCGGGTGCTTCGTTCCCGGCCAGAAATCCTGGAACAAGGGCCTGAAGGGCATCACCTGCGGCGGCAAGGAAACTCAGTTCAAGCCAGGCCACCGCGCCGGCCGAGCCACCGAGCTCTACCAGCCGATCGGCACCGAGCGCATCAGCCCGGACGGATACCGGCAGCGCAAGGTCAACGACGGCATGCCGCTGCACAAGCGCTGGCGCTTCGTCCATGTGATCGAGTGGGAAGAGGCGCACGGCGCCGTGCCGCGTGGCCACGTCATCAGATTCATCAACGGCGACAAGACCGACATCCGACTCGACAACCTCGAGTGCATCAGCCGCCGCGAGCTGATGGCGCGCAACACCGTGCACAACTACCCGGAAGATCTGCGCCAGGTCATCCGCCTGAAGGCAGTCGTCACCCGCAAGATCAACGACCTCAGCAAGGAACAGCCCGCATGAGCCATACCATCAACGACCTCCGCAGCCACCTCTTCGCCACCCTCGAGGCGCTGCGCGACCCAGACAAACCGATGGACATCGACCGCGCCAAGGCCGTCGCCGACGTCGCCCAGGTGGTGATCAACAGCGCCAAGGTAGAGGTAGAGCACATGAAGGTGAGCGGTGCGGCCTCCGGCAGCAGTTTCATCGCGCTGCCTGACAAAGACAAGCCAGGCACCATCGTCGACAAGGCAAAGGGCACCGTCACCACCGTATCGATCCTGGAAGGCGCCATGCGGACGGTGCACGTGGCGAAATGAAAGAGCGCCCGATCCTGTTCAACGGCGCAATGGTGCGCGCGATCCTTGCCGGCACGAAGACGCAGACGCGGCGGGTGGTGAAACTTCCGCATCAGAACCGTTTGGGCGCGTGGGAGCCGACCCGTTTCGGCGGCCCGCGCGGCGGACATCTGCGAGACGGGTCGACAATTCCCGAGCAGGGTGGCATCTGGCACACACGAACAGGCGATCACCTGGGCTGCCCCTACGGCCAGCCAGGCGATCACCTGTGGGTCCGGGAGACATTCACCGCGTTCGACGACAGCCATATCCAATACCGGGCGGACTACCGGTCCGACCCGGCAGGCGAGAAAGCGCACGGAGTGGTGTGGACTCCATCCATCCACATGCCCCGCTTGGCCAGCCGCATCACCCTCGAGATCGTCAGCGTGCGCGTCGAGCGGCTGCATGACATCAGCGAGGCGGATGCGAAGGCCGAGGGAACGCCCAAGCCGATACAGATCAGCGACGACGACCCGCGGACATACCGCGACGCCTTCGGAGACCTCTGGGAACTCATCAACGGCGACGGCTCATGGGACGCCAACCCGTGGGTGTGGGTGGTCGAGTTCAAGCGGGTGACTGCATGAAAATCACCCTAGAAGCCTGGGCAGAGCGCAACTTCGACCCCGCCCCCACCCTGCCAACCCTGCGCGCCTGGGCAAGGCAAAAGCGCATCCAGCCCGAGCCGGTCAAGGTCGGCCGCACCTGGTACGTCGAAGAGTCCGCACGCTACGGCGCGAACCAGGCTGCGCCCGCGCAGGTGCAGATCGGCGGGCTGTCTGAGCGCGCTGCAGGGATTTTCAGGGCAGCGGCGTAAAGCCGAACGTATAGATTTGGGCGGCGTACCGACACCGCAGACTTTTAACACAAGGAGATGACATGGAATACGAACTGAATCACGGGCAAGCGCTGGTTATCACCGGGCCGCAGGGATGCGGCAAGACGACGCTGGCGCGGAAGATCGCCGAGCAGCACGGCCCATTTGTTGAGACGGACGCTCACCAGTTGGAAACGCACCGATGGTTGAACGACCTGATGGCAAGCGAGCCAAGGACGGTTATCTGCGACGGCCTGCCGGAGAGCGAGGATACCCAGGCGCGACTGAAGGCGATGATTGCCGGCGAGATGGTGATGGTGGAACGGAAGAATTGCGCACCGAAGATGGTGAAGGCCCCGAACTTCATCTTCTGCACCGGAGCCGCCGACCCCTTGCCGCTGGCGGACGCAGACCGGCGGTTTCATGTGGTTGAGCTTGGCACGCCGGCATGACGACGCCCAACGCTGAGGTAACAAGCCGCCCCACAACGGGCGTTTGATAAACGAAGACGCTTGCGGGCGGTCTTGTTGACCGCCGTGTTATGCGCTGGACTTAACCACAGGAGATGAACATGGACACACCGTTTTTCGTGATGCTGTACCACCCAAACACCGGGTACACGCCGATGACTGGCGAGGATGACGACATCGCCCGCTTCGGGAGCAAAGAGGCAGCGCGTGAGGCAGCAGAGCACTGCACCCTTGGGGCCGCGTATGGTTTCGAGATTTTCGAGATCGGCGATGGCTGCGCATAACGCATGAATTCAGGGGCGGGCGGCTTTTCGCCCGTCCCGCTGGAATGACGTGTTAGCCACGACACGCTAAAACGGGGCACCACTTGAAAGGAACTGAAATGCACTACCGAAATGGCCGCGAGGCAAAGAACGGCGACAAGATTGTGAAACTGGAAGGCGGCAAGGTTGTGGCCTTCGGCGTGCTGCACAGCGCGACCCCCGGCAACGACTACTGCAACGGCAACATTGCGGTGATCCAGGCGCAGAACGACTACGCCTGCATGTGCGATTGCCTGCACATTGACGACGTGGCCGAGGTGCTGGCCGCGCAGGGCTTGGACAAGCGGCCCGAAGGGAAGTAACGCCATGCAATCCTTTTGCTGGTGGTGCGGGTCGAAATTGAAACTTCCATTCTTTACGACGGTGGCAGACCAACTCGGCCACCAGCAGAAGGTGCATAAGTGCTGCGTGAAAGATGCGCAGGCTTCGATCAAACCGATAACGGCTGATGTTACTGGGATCAAACCGCAGCAGACCGACCAATTTGGCTGCGGTGGCTAACGCTTAACTAAGGGGCCGCCGCTTTGCGGCGGTCCCGCTTGAGTGCCGTGTTCGGCGCGGAAAGGAAAATAGAATGGTGAAGGCACCGCGACGCGACTGCAGAAGCAAAAAAAAATGGGCTGCGTACTACCACACGATGGGGCTGATGTATGAAATTGGATCGCATGCCTGTCAACCAGGATCACGCGCCAGGGAATCGGCGCTGCGCGATGCGGCCCGATTTTATGACGGAGCCAAGGAAATCAAGGAAGGGACGCACCCACATGTGATGGATGGAACGTGGAAGTAGCGCCGAACAAGTATTAGACGGAGCACGCAAGGTATGGCATACAGGAAAACCCGCCGCAGCAAGGAAACTCTGTCCAGGATGCGCGCCGGAAAAGACGCCGCTCGCATGGCTCGGACTGCACCTGATTACCCGCCAGCGCTGCCAGAACTGCGCCGCCGCATCGTCATCGAGTCGTTCGACTTCGGCCATGACGTTCATGTGATGGAGCTGCACAGAACGAACCGTGTCGACTGTTTCAGGGTTGTTGTAGACGGAAAGCCGTGGAAGGCACGGATCGGCTGGTCGAAGATCCTCGAAGGACTGCGCAAGAGCCTGCCGCGGGTCGGGGCACTATAATGCAGGCCATGCCTCCACGCCGACGCCCAGGCAGCCTCGACCTGCCTGACAACCTCTACGCAACCACCGACACGGCCAGCGGCCGTGTTTATTTTCGCTACAAGGACATCCGCACCGGCACCTTCCACGGCATGGGCAGTGACAAGGCCAGCGCCATCGCCGACGCCAAGGCGCTGAACGCCGCCATCCTCGCCCAGCTCGCCGGCGCTAGGGTTGAAGCCATATCCCGCCCGGCTGCTTCCGGACCCCGGCTTTCCGCCGTCATCCTCAAGCACCAGGAGCTATGCGAAAAGCTCCACGCCAAGGGGAAACTCGCCACCAATACCATCAAGAGCAAGAAAAGCCTCGGCAACGCGATCGCCAAGGCAAAGGGCCACCTCACCCTAGATGAATTCAGCGTGCGCGACGCCGTAGAGATCCTCGATGCCTATCTCCAATCCGATCCGCCCAGGGAACGCATGGCCCAATCCATCCGCAGCGAAGGGATCGAGATATTCAAGACGGCGATCGCGCAGGGCTGGACCAACGACAATCCGTTCGCCAAAACCCGCGCCATGAGCGTCGACGTCCAGCGCGCGCGCCTGGTGCTCGACACCTTCCGCCAGATCCACACCTCCAGCCGCGAGCTGCCTGCGTGGATCGTCCACAGCATGGAGCTGGGCATCGCCACCGCCCAGCGGCGCGAGGACATTGCCAATATCGAATTCAGACCCCGTGCCGACGCCACCGCCTGGGTCGAATCCGGCGTGCTCTACATCATCCAGCAGAAAACCGGCAACCGCGTCGCCATCCCGCTGAGCCTGCGCCTCGATGTGCTCGGCCTCGAGGTCGGCGAAGTCATCGCCCGCTGCCGCGACAACATCGTCAGCCGCTACGCCGTCCACCACACCAGGCCATACGGCAACTGCAAACCCGGCGACCAGGTGTGGATCGACACCATCACCAAGGGCTTCGCCCGGGCCCGCGACCTCGCCGCCAAGCGCGCGGAAGGCCCGCTCTGGGAAGAAGGCAAGACCCCGCCCAGCTTCCACGAACTGCGATCGCTGTCGGAACGGCTCTACAACGCCCAGGGCAACGTCGATACCCAGCTGCTGCTGGGCCATAAGGATCCACGCTCGACGGCTATATATAAGGACGCCCGCGGGGCGGAGTGGGTGAGGGTTCAGGTGGGGTAAAACGGCGCGAGGTTTTGCAAGGGATTTGCAAATCTTTTGCAAGGCCAATAACCACGCGGGGTTCAGATGTTGCCCATGCAGATAAATAGAACCCGTATTTTATCCATTTGAATCAATCTCTTAAGCCGGTTTTTGTGGTGAAAATCAAAGCTAAAAACGGCTGTTTGCGTATCAACAAAATCAAATACTTACGTAATCGTTTTGCAAGTTAATTAGGGCCTTGTTGCGAGGCCAATCAGCCAGCATGAGCAAGAGTATCACCCACTCGAAAATAACTGCACCACGCCAATCCTGGCGGGCCGATTTTTAGAACGCGAACCCGATTCTCAGCCGCGCATCGATGCCGGTGGCCTCTTGGTCGATCCGGTCCTGGTTGACCTCCGCACCTATCCTCACCACCTGGCTGAACAGCGGCACATCGCGCTCGACCCATAGGCCGCCGGTCTGCTGCGCATGCGACCATGAAAGGCCGGCAGCCCAGCGCAACGGTTCTACAGGCAGCGCGGCCGATTCCACCGGCACGTCGACACCGCCGATGATCGTGCCGTCTGGGCTGCTGGCCAGCAGGCGGCGGCCGCCGTCTTCCTCGCGCACCAGGCTCATGTCGACGGAGATGGACGGGCACGGTTCGCCGGCCGGCGCTGCGGAAGGCTGAACGGTGACCTGCGCCACGCGCTCGAGCTTTGCCTTGGGCGGGATCTGCTGTTTTGGTTTGGCATCGGGATCCGGCCGGCGCTCGAGCACCATCGATCCATCGACCTGGCGCTGCGCGGGCGCGGCCGTTTCCTGCACCGGCTTCGGCTGGCCAAGCCACCAGCCGAGTGCGGCGGCGCCCACAAGGGCGGAGATGATCAGCACCAGCCACGCGAGCCAGCGGTAAGGGGCGGGGATCGGGTTCATCATGCGATCACCTCCTTCGCCCGCTCGTAAAACGCCAGCCGGTCGGCGTATCCGTTGGCATCGCCGACCTTGGCAGTCTTCCGGCCGCGGTTTATGACGTCGCTCGCGCCGTCGAAATCGCCGGCATCAGCCCACTTGTTGAGGTCGTGCTCTTTCCAGAACCACGCCGCCGAGCGGCAGGCATGCACGGGCTTCTCCAGCAGGCCCGGCTGGTTCACCAGGTCAAGGCCAAGCGCCTCGCCACAAGCCAGGTGGTTATCGTAGCCGGTAATCTGAATCAGCCCGTGGCCCTTCCAGAACGGGCCCGGCGTGGTGCCATGCTCAGCGGCGATTCGGATGGCCTCGGGGCGGGTGTTGCCGAGATCCTTGCGGCCGTTGTATGCCTGCCCAGATGCGATCTCTCGGACATAGCTCAGGCTCCCGGACTCGTGTGCCACCTGGGCCACAAATGCGGCCTGCCGCGCCGGGGTGTCGATGCCGAACTCGGTCATCGCATCGTTCAGCGGCTTCAAGAAAACGGCCGCCCTTAGGCCGGCGTATGGGATGATTTTTCTGAGCTGTCTGAGCGTGATCATGACCGTCCTACCTGTTGAACATCCGGTGAATCAGCATCTCAAGCCCGGAGTTGCCGAGGCTGGCCAGCATTGCGGCGATCCCGATCTGGGCGATGAACGGAAGGCCCGGGAACAATGTCAGGGTTGCGCCGGCGACCAGGGCGATGCCTCCGGTGGTGATGCAGCGACCGATTGCCGCCTTCCAGGTGATCGGGTCTTTTGTCTGCAGAATCTGCCCCAGTGCGATCAGGACGCCGATGCCTGCGAAGGCCAGCGCCTGCATGATGGTCTGCCACCACTCGGCCAGTGCTGCTACGTGTTTTTCCGGCATTGCCGCTCCCATAAAAAAAGCCGCCCAAAGGCGGCGATTGCGAATCTTGTTTTTCAGGCCGCGATCACCACCGCACGGCCTCAACCTGCGCGGTCGTGGTGGCGGCATCGATCTGCGCCTTGAGCGCCCAGCTCTTTTCGTACGCGGCATGCGTCTGCGCGGCGATGGCGGCGGCGATGGGGAGCAGGTCGGCAAGGCTGGAGACTGGCATGTTGCTGTTGTCGCGCGCGCGCCACGATGCGGGCAGCGGCAACCCGGCGCTGCCGAGCGTGATTGCCGAGGCGAGCATCTGCTGGCTGCGGGCGTCTGCCTGCCAGGTGCGGCCGGTGACGACGACGTCGGCCTGACAGGCGGAATCGCGCGCTGCGGTGATGGCGGCGCGTCTGGCTGTCTTGGCCTCGCTCAATACCACGGCGGGGTCAGGCTGGAACGGCGCGACGGCGCCGAACGCGCCGGCCTTGACCTGATCGTACAGGAGGCCGCTGTCGAGATAGAGCATGGTGCCGTCGCCCTGATCGATGAGGATGCCGCCCTGGGGGTTGGCGTAGACTGGGTTTTTCATGACTG